GAAGGAGAGCAAGAGCGCATCGGCGCAGCAACTCACGCCAGCGCAGATCAAGACGCTGATGGAACTGCGCAACCGCGCCCCGGTGTACGTGGTGCGAACTGTGGACGAAGCCCTAGCGGCTGTGGGGGTTGGACAATGAAAGACCTGCTCTTCGCGTCAACCGTGGCCGTCCTGCTGCTCCTGTGTGGCTGGATGTACTACCGGGCGCATCAAGCGGAAGAACTGGCGTGGAGGTCTGTGTGCGAGACGGTCAGATTGCAGATGGCAGTAAGCGCGAGGGGGAAGTGATGCTGGAAACGGTTGTTTGTGATGTCCTTGACGAAATGGACAGGGCCGAGTCCATCCACGGCAGATTCCCGAACATCATCCAGGCCGCTGCCGTGACGCGCAGGGAGGAACAGGAGGCGTGGGCAGAGACTTGGAAGAAGCCCGTCAACCGCACGGCGGCATACATGGAATACAAGCACCTGGCCGCAAGTGCCATGCGCCTGATGCTGCTTCTGAAAGAAGATCCGTCCTTGCCGCTGCCGGGGCCGTTCGCCAGCAGGGGGGATGACATGACCAGCCCGACTATCCCAGGGGAACAGGGATGAACCATACCGCAGAGGACATCGCCGCCGCATATGGATCATTCGACGCTGCCAGGGCCAGGTACGGCAGTTTGCGCAAGGCAGCGGCAGAGATCGGCACAGGCGAGACATGGTTCCGGCAGAATTGGCATAGGGAGCAGGCAGTTAAGACCGGAAGTGTCCACAAGTCGCGAATCGCAGACGGTTCCGGTCATAAACAGCCCGTGAACCCAGCCGCAGCGGCAACTTACGACCAGAACTGTTCGCCATTCGCGAACCGCGAACCATCGTTTGAGGAGCTTGGCGAGGCGTTGGACATGGCGTTCACCAGGTCAACGCGGGAGACAGTGCTGTTCCTGTACGATGTCCACCTTCCCAACGAATCGGAGGCCAATATTGCGCTGGCTCTCGACTATGCGCAGTCTCATCATCGTATCAGCCGCGTTGTTCTTGGCGGGGATTTACTGGATTGCGCTGGTATCTCTCGGTTCAAGAAGAATCCACACAGCACCATGCCACTCCATGAGGAGTTGGAATATGCCGTGAACTGGCTGGAAAGACTCCGCGAACGCTTCGGGGATATCCCCGTTGACCTCATCAAGGGCAACCATGAGGACAGGCTCCAGAGCTACCTGTGGACCCAGGCGGCAGAGATCAGCAAACTCAAGGGGCTGACCTTGCAGGAGCAGCTTGAGCTTGACCGCCTTGATATCCAGTGGGTGGACAACCTCAAGCGCGTTCAGGACGGCCTGGGCGTGTACCAGATCGGGAAGCTCAACGTCCTGCACGGGCATGAGATGGGTATTTGCCCGTCAATCAATCCCGCCCGTCAGTTCTTCTTGCGTGGCCTGGACAACCTCATCTGTGGGCATGTCCACAAAGTTGATAGCCACTTCGCGAATACCATTGGCGGCAAAACACTTGGGGCATGGGTGTGCGGCCCGCTGTGCGACATGCACCCGGAATACCGCCCCCTCAACCCGTGGACTGCCGGGTTTGCGTTGGTCCACTTCGACGCTGACGGTCTTTTTAGCGTGAAGTTGAAGACCATCATTGAAGGGCGGGTGCTGTGATGACGGATTATGAACTCTTGGATGCTACCGAGGCGTATCTTGTGGGCATCCTTCGCCGGGAACAGGACTTGAAGCGGCGTGGCATCCCCGGTCAGGGCGTGGAGTACGTCAAGTGCGCCATCGCTGCCGTGAGGAAGGAACGCAAGTGCCGCCGTGGGCATAGGGCGGGGGAGTAATGCTCTGCCCCTGCGGTGGAGATACCCGCGTCTTGGACAACCCCCTGCGTGACCGTGGGGTCATGGAGCGCATCCGCGTCTGTCTGCGCTGCGGGAAGATATGGGCAACCGATGAGTGCATCGCCCGTCAACTCCCCAGCCACAGGAAGAGCAAGCGGTACAACATATCTCTACCCGTACCTGATGCCGATGGTCTCTTGCGCCTATAGTGCGCAATATGGACATCGAGTTCGACAAATACATCCAAGAGCGGGACTCTGACCCCGCAATGCGCCGCGCTCGTAAAGAGTATTTCGGTGACGAAACCATCAAGCATACCACCCGCCAGCGGCCTACGCTGAACCTCGGAGAGCGCGACAGCGGCTGTTCTTGGATCAAGGTGCCGCGTGGGGAATAGTCTGGAGTCCTTCCGCACCTCCCGCGAGGACTTCAAACTGTTCAAGCGGACTTTCATGGAGTGGGTTGCCAAGTTTGGCCTGACAGATTGGGAAATCCAGTTCTATTGGGAAGATAACGACATTCCGGGCAGCATGTGCGGCGGCATTGCCCGCAACGCCCCTGGCCGGAACGCTAGCGTCTACCTCGGCAAGACCTGGGGTATGCCTGTCACCAAGAATGACCTCCTGCGTACTGCCGTCCATGAGTTCGCTCACCTTCTCATCGCTGACATGGAACACTTAGCGGGACAGCGCAACGCCTCCGAGGTAGAGATCGACCTGGCGCGGGAGATTATGGCGAGACGCTTTGAGAACGCCTTCCACCCGGTGAAGCACTAATGGCATATGACCGCGCCCGCCTCATCAAGCAACTGAGGATAGACGAGGGCTGCAAGTTCCGGGCGTACCAATGCCCTGCCGGGATATGGACTTGCGGGGTCGGCCACAACTTAGAGGCTCACCCGGACAAGGACTACCCGCCCCGCGCCACAACGTCTTGCACCCCGGAGAAGGCCGACGAATGGCTCATCTCGGACATCAATGAGGCAGAGCGGGCCATGCTGAACCGCTGGCCGTGGATGCGCGACATTGCCCCGGATGCCTATGAGGCCGTGCTGAATCTCTGCTTTAACATGGGCGCCGCGACATTCAGCGGATTCCCTAACACACTCAAGGCCCTGCGTGACCATGACTATGAGTCGGCGGCGCATCACCTTGAGCAGTCCAAGTGGTATTTACAGGTCGGTAAACGCGCACAGCGGGTGGTAGCAATGATGCGGGGGGCTAAGTAATGGCGATTCTGGACACAATTCTCTCGCCCATTACGGGTCTGGCCGACAGCATCATCAAGCGCATCTGGCCGAACAAGGAACTGGCGCAGGCGAACACCCACGCCGAGGCTATGGGCCAGCAGGCCACGAACACGGCAGAGGCGCAGACTTCCGGTGGAGGTGGCGCAATCGGACTGCTCAAGTCCTGGCGCGGTTTTGTCGGCTGGGCGTGTGGCATGGCTATCGTTTGGCAGTTCGTGGTGCGTCCGCTGCTCGTTGGCATGTTCCCCGGCCACAACTTCCCTGGCTACGCTGCCGCTGAGATGACCATGCTTGGCCGCATCCTCCTTGGGATGCTTGGGCTTGGCGGCTGATGGTCACGGGCATGGACTCCACGCAGCTTCTGCTGTCCATCATCGGCGTTCTGGTCACGGGCATGTGGTGGTCGGTGAAAACTGGCCTGACGCGCCTCATGGCGAAGCTCGACGCTATGGAAGCCCGCCAGAACAAAGTCGAGAAAGACTGCGTGACCTGGGCTGACCACGAGAACCTGAAACTCACCGTCAACGGCGTAGACCGCAGAGTCACGGTCCTTGAGACTGTGTGTGACCAGCAGCACGGGGGCAAATGATGCCGCGCCTTCCCAAGTCTCTCCGCAAGGATTCTCCCCCTACACTGGAAGAACTTGCTCCAGACCAGGCCAATGACCACGTTAAGGTACTCACTGACCGCGTTAGCCAACTGGAACGCGCCCTCGGCATTCTCCTCAATGACTACGTGGGCAGATTCCAACTCCGCTACGTGGGCGCAGACTCGGACATCGTTGGGGCTTCCAGGCAGTTCGTGCAGTAGCGAGATCCACGGCCTCCCATTCCGAGATGTTCAGAGGTGAAGCCAGTTTCACCCAATCTAGTAACAGAAGAGAGCTAAGACCCACGCCACACTAACCGCTGCGGCTACCTTCCTCCCAGTAGCCGATCGCCATGCACCGACATGGGTAACGGATAATCAGTC